CATTGCAGTACCTACGGCAATAATAGCACTTGCGAGCAATACATAAGGATTGGCATTTGCCGCCTTATTAAACAGCCATTGTGCAGCCGTTGCCGCCTTGGTTGTAACAATTCCCTTACCTTCTGCCGCCGTTTTCATCGTTATTGCCGCAGTCAACAAAGTTTCTTGAATCTTTTTAACCTTCAAGATTGCAATATTACTTTGGTTTATGACATTTCCCAATTCTGTTAATGTGTTGCTTACAGACTGCACAGCTGTAAATGCTGCCAAAGCCTGTTGAAAATCTTTCTCATTGCCTGTGACAAGCGCATAAGTACTTGCTATCGAAGATAATGCATTATTTGAAACCCCTAAAACTTGATTAAAAGCATCTAAATTGCTTGTATCACTTGCGAGAGATTTTATTTCCATCTTGGTGTCTGCCATGATGTCTTTCAACTCTGCCGCCTTACTTTTGAGGTTTATCAATTTGCTTTGTAAAGCCTTGCCGTTTGCATTATTTCTTTCTTCATTGCTCATGTTTCGGTATTGCTCTGTGAGTTTCATAACTTCACGCTGCATGCCGAAAAATCTTTTATTAATAGACTCTGTGTTTTTTTCCACGGTAATTGAAGTATCCGCCATTGCTTCTTTGCCGTGTTCTATTTCGTAAATGACACCCTTGATATGGTCTCTTATTTGTTCAACAGCCGGAGCAACCTGTTTGCCTATGTTATCCGCTTTAAGATTTGCCATTTCAAGATTGATATTCTTAATTGCGTCTTGGATAAAATAGAAACCTTGACCTGCATCAACGTCAAATTCCAAACTCTTATCAATCTTATTGGCTGCAACATTTATTTGGTCAATTGACTTGGTTGCTTCACTGCCAAATTCTTTCATCTTGGCGGTAATCTCTCTCAACTGTTCGCCCAATTCTTTAAGAGTTTGTCTTGATTCGGAAACACCTTTGGTGACACCATCAACGTCTAAGCCTATTTTTGCGGTTAATTGGTTGCTCATTATATTATATTTTTAATCTTATTATTAAGTCTTGCGTGTATCTCGTTATAATCGAGAGTGTTAATATTTGAAATTGAACCTGTTCGATGCGGTGGGTGAATACGTCCTATCCAAGGCCCTTTTCTGTCTTTTGCCGTTCGTGTAGTCCTACGGTCTGCCTCAGTACTACCTGTAAATATTCTAAGTGCCTGTGTTTTCCTTTGGTTACTACCCATGACAGATAATGTTATTTCATTCTTTTTCACTACGTCTTGAAGATTAAGGGTTACACCATCTTTTAGTCGGTCAAATCTTGGAGTTTTCTTTCTCAGTTTTGTTGCAGCATTTGCGAGAATATCCAATGAAAGTTTATTAGCCATCTCAACACCCGTTTGAATTAGACAGCCACGAATTTTGTATTTTAGTTTGGCTAATTCCGTAACCATCCATTCCTCTTCGTGCTGAAGTAGTTCTTTTACCGATATGTTATCTTGTATTTCCTGCATATTCTATCAACTCCACATTTTAGCCTTTTCTTTAAGCCTTTTTATTTCCTCGTCCGTTATTGTCTTTTTAAGTTTTGGTTTGCTCTTTTTCTCTTCTTTTTCCTCTTCCCACGGCAGCTTGAAAAGGTCGGACATCTTTTTAACACCTTTGAAATTTGCTTTTGCCACCATATAGGCATTTAGTCGTCCAATTTCCCACAGGTTACTATCTGTATATATTAAATTATCAAGAATATTATTTATTTCCCATAGTGCCAATTTGTCCATAAAGTACTCATAATCAACAACTTTGAATTGGAAAACAAATAAGCGGAGAAGGTAAGAATATATTAATTTTACAGGCTCACCTTCTTCACCCTGTGTTTCATCTAATTTTTTTTTAACGTCTCATTTTTTTCTGCCTGTTCACGCATCCATTCGGTAAACTCCTGTATTACAGACGGATTGTCATCTATTACATCCAAAAAATCCTCATATTTAATTGAGTAATCTTTGGAACTACCCAAAACCACACAAAAGAAATATGTCAATACGTCTTCCATTGTTTGAGGCTGTAACATACTCTGTCCTGTTATGTTTTCGTAAATGATAAGTGAGCGAATTGTCTGCTTGAGTTCAATCTCTTTGTCGTTAATTTTAATCTTCATAATTTTATGTCTATTATTTTATTATATACTTTATATATAAATAGTAATTACCCATGAAAAAATCAATTCTCATGGGCAAAAAATAAACATAAAAAAATATGAAACAAACTAACTTGTAATTAATTATGCCTGTGCTACTGTCTTCTGCTTGATAGGGCCAACACCTGTGAAGGTACAACTGTAAGTTGCCTTTTCTCCGGTTGAAGCACTAAGTTCGAGAGAGGTAATGAGATACTTGGCTTCGAAATATTTCTTGCCTACTTCATCGGTTGGCTGCCAATTCTCAATGTCACCCTCTGCTACATAGTCATCACCCTCGTTTTTCTTCAAGCCAAATTTCAATGTGATTGGCTGTCCGGTAATCATGAGGTTAAACAGAGTGTCATAATCTTCACAGAAAAGATTTTCTGTCGAAATTTCGTGAGTGATTTTGCCAACATCCGCAGAAGTGAAGGGCCCGTTGTCTTTCGTGTTCGTCTCAACCGTTTCCGCAGAAACGCTTAAGGTATGTGATGTGGCCCAAGCCCAACTTTTGTCATTGTAGAATACCATGAGGTCATCACCCATGTATGTCTTTTGAGAAATAAAATTTGCCATAGTCTTATTAATATATTAATAGATTTATTTTATTTTAGTTATTCGGTATCTCGTAATACATGATTACGTTATAGATTTTTATATGATGTGATTGGAAATTGATTAATTGTCCTGTTTGATATGTATCTTCTACATCGTAGTCATTCTCAATATCGTAGTAATTAATATCAAAGGTCTGTGCACTAACACTTGGGTTTCTCCATTGTCCTGTAAATGTAAGTCTTACATTGTCAACTGCGTCTCGTATTGTTAATGATTTATCGTTTTCATTATATGTCCAATTTGGAGCATACTGAGTTGTTTGTGCGAGCATAATATTATTACTTGTCATTGCGTCACCATCCCACCATAAGAAATAAATTTGATTTGGTGACGTGTTTGTTATATTCTGTGCATTGAGAGAATTGAAAGAAACAATTGTTGGAGGATTATATGTGTAATATATTGTAACGTTTTCAACAATAACATTATATATTAATCCCGGTGCGAGTATGTCTATTTGTCCATTATTTTGGATTTTCTGTGACATTTTGACGTGATTAATACCATCCCATATGTCATAATCTACTTTGATATATGCCAATGTTGAGTAATCATCAACAGGTGTGACATGAACGGTAAAATAAGTATCTTGTGTTTTATTCACAGATGCTATTGTTGCATGATTATCACCCAATCTTACCGTTGCCGTTGATGAGAATCTAACATATGCGTGAGAATATGCACCATATAAATGATAATCAACACCGTGGTCATCTTCTTTTAACCAATGTTGTGTTTCGGTCAATGTATCTATTTTAAGATAATCATTTTCCTGTTTGATTTTGCCAACAGATTGAAAATTGACACTGTATGTCGCTTTTTCTCCTGTCGAAGCCGATGCCTCAAGAGACACTATAATGAATTTGCCTGTGAAATAATCTTGATATCCATCAATTTCCCAAGATGCCAAATCACCCTCACTTACATACTTGTCACCCTCATTTTTCTTGATGCCGAATTTCAATGTGATTGGGGTTTTGGACATCATAATTGCAAAGAGGTCATCAAACTCTTCACAATAGAGATTTTCACTTGTGATTTCAACAGACATTTTTGACTTTTCCACAAATGGGTATTTAGGACAATCCTTACTTTGAATCTCAAGAGTGTCAATTGTGAAAGTTAAACTATGATTTGTCGCCCATGCCCATGATTTGCCTTCACTATTGAAAAGCATCAAATCATTTCCATCTATTTTCTTTTTTATTGTTCCCATATATATAAATAGTCTGTTAGTTTGTAATGTCTATCGTGAAAGTGATATTTTGTATAAAAAAATTCTCTGCCCAATCTTCCTGCCCGGTGATGATTTGGAAATTGCAAATTCTCATACCGTTGTATCTGCCACCTTTGCAGAGCATCTTTCTTGCTGTTGTCATTAACGATACACTCTCTTCATAATCTTGTGAATATATATTTAGATTAATTGTCAAAGTATCACCATTTATTCCATCCTTGGTATTGCTTGATGTCATGCTTGTTCGCCAATACACACAGTAATTTCCCTCATTTTCCTCTGTTGCTATAACAGGAAAAACGGAGAGATTATCAATCTGTGACAGAGTTGAATATATCCACTCACCAATATGTAGTGACTCGTTAATCATTAATTATCTCACAGTTAATTTGTTTATTGTTCTGTATTCGGTTAGGTTTGACATATACAACATTATATGTTTGACCGTTGTAAACTATTCTGTCGTAAGGCTTTACATCAACATGGTAGTATGTCGTGAATATATAAATTGTATTATAAACAATTTCTTGGTTGCTTTCACCTCTTCCACTGCCACCGACAATATAATCTGCTTTTGCCTTGCATTCCTCAACTACTGAGTATGTCTTTTTTTCCGCACCATATTTGTCTTTGGTGACGGTTGGACGCAAAATCTGTATGTCTTCCGTAAGTGTTCCTGCCTGCATGATTAATCCTCCTTAACTGTTTGATAGTCTGTGTAATTTGCACACAGATATTTTAATGTTGGTAACTTGTTAACGTTTGCAAAGGCTGTTGTTTCTCTATTGGAATACATGTCACCGATAATGAGCAAACAAGCAAATATAATTGCGGACGGAAGTTTTCCCTCCGCCGCAATGATTTCGTCAAAATCAACATTAATTGTCTTTTCCACCGCCTTGGTTGCACCGTCTTCGATAAGTTTCAAATACTCATCATTTTTGGTGTAGGTCGGTGAAATGTTAAGATGTTCTTTTATTGTGTTTAGGTCAATATACATTGTTAATTAATGTTAATTTAGTTTATAGTTCAAATTTGCTTGGAAAGAAATTGGTGAGTAAAATTACTCGCCAATTTCTTCAACTACAAAGTTATCACGTACAGTTGCTGCATCAACGTATGCATTGATAGTCAAGCGGATAGCACCATACTTTGGCTCTTGTTCAACTACGATGTCAACTGCGCCAAACGTACCAAGTACGATGTTGCTGAAGTCACCATAAATTGCGACTGCGTCACTGCCGAGGGCTGCCGTAGTCAAAGCACGTACACCGTCAACTTCACCATTCTCAAATACATTGCCGTTGCCCTGTCCTTTGGTCATAGAACGGAGAGCCGCCTTCATCTTTGGAGAGAGGATATAAACTTTCTCATTGTAGTCTTCCTTACCGTCTATGCTTGCCTCTGCATCAACGAGAGATGCAAAGTCTGTAATCTCTTCTGCGGTCTTGTTATAACGGATACCTGCGGGTTTTTCGGTTGTACCTGCGTCTGCACTCAATACAGTTGCTTCAATCTTTGCACGGAGAGCATCAACAATTGTCTGTCTTACATACTGCTCAACGGCATCCGAAGTTTGGATGAGTAACTTCTTAGAAATCAAGCATGTAGCGCAGAGTCTTTTCGGTTGTAACTTGCTTGAGCCAAAGGTGATATTACTATCCTGTGCCTCGTCATTTTCGCCCTCCCAATATACGGTGGCCGCATTGGCCGAAGGAAGGACAACATCGCCGGTGAGACCATCCAAAAATCTTACGCCTGCGTCTGCGAGTACAGACTTGTCATAGATTGCAGGGAAAATGTCCCAAACATCAACGGGTACGAGTTCGCCTTCTGTCTCAACTGAGATTGCATCACGATTTGAAAGTGGGAGTGTTATCTGTCCTGTGTAACCTACACCGCTGTTCATGAGAGCATTTGCACCACTGCGGTTTACTGCTTCACTTACATTGTCAAGTGGCTTGTTTGCCACAACTGCGTTAATCGCATTAACTAAAGAATATTTCTTTTTGTTCATAATAGTACTATTACGTTTGTTTAATTTATTATCTTCTGTATTTTCTTCCTCATCTTCTGTTGAGGTCTCATTTTCTTCTTGTTGGTCATTGGTGGTTTCTTCGGTTGTATTGTTCTGTTCTCCATTACTTTCCGTTGAATCCTCGCCATTTTCTTGACCATCTTCATCATTGGTCAATTCTGCGTTATTCTCGTCACTGTTTTCTTCATCTATTTGTGCCGTGCGTTCTTGGTTATCGCTATTATTGCCCACGTTGTCAACAGAATCTGCAACAGTATCATTGTCTGTACTAACATTTTCTTTCTCTCTTTCTTCTACCTCTGTAATCTCTTCTGTTACTTTGGTTACTGTCTCCGTTGTCGTTACTTTGACAGATTTCTTTTCTTTATTTTCTATGTCCATATTTTCGTCTGTGTTTTCGATTTCTGCAAATGCTTCACCTACTCGGAGAGAACAACTTGAGGCATTATATGCAGGCAAATAGACTGGTGCGATGTCGTGTAAATATGCAATTTTATTTACCTCATGATATACTTTGCCGTTTCTCTTTGACCATCTCTCTCCGTCCGCATTTACTACGAATGAAAAAGATGATGATGTGATTTCACCTCTTCTTATGTGTTCGGCTAACTCTCGACCTTTTTCGGTGTTTGGCACTTGGAATGAATAGTATAAACCATCCTCTCTATTCTCTAAGTGAAGGCTTCCTTTTCCTCTGTTCCATCGTGCTACTATATAGTCATCGCTATGGTTTACCCTTGCGTAAACGTCCGAATTTGCGAGCAATTCATCATCAACTGCACCCTTGTGTATTATCTCCACGAATTGAAGATTATCACTCTCCACTTCATAGGATATTGCACGACCAAACACGGTGTTACCGTCACCAATTGTGTTGTTTGGTTGTCCTGCACGTACCTCAAGAGTGTCACTATTTATTATTATCTTGTTTTTCGCCATTGTCGTTGATAGTATTATCATTTATATTTGTGTAAGCGATTATATGTTTATCGCCGCCATCAATAGGGTCAAGACTTATTTCCTCTCTCGCCTCATTGATTGAGATTACACCACTTGAGAGTAACTTGTTAAGATAGTCTGCTTTTGCACTTGTCGAAAGTCTCAACATTTCACCTTCATTGAGTTGGATTGTTTCGTGTAACTTCATAGATAGTTCCTGTTCGATGAGTGTAATGTATGGCTGAAGTGTACGTGTGAGAAATTCCTGTTGCGCTTGTTCAAGACTGTTGTATGCGCCTGCCTCACCTGTCAAAAGTTGCTGTGGAATACCAAAAAATCTAGCAATATCCTTTACATTAAATTCTCTCGCTTCAATGAGTTGTGAATCATTTGCATTGTCCTGTTTGAGCTCTTGGAATGTCAAGCCACCACTCAAGACTGCTGCACTTTTATTCTGCAAAAAGTAAGAAAAGTTTGTTTCTATCTCTCTCTGCTTCGATGGTGACAGATTATCGGGTGAAGATAACAAGCCTTTGAAATCACTGTCAAAATATTCACTTGCAGAATTTTCTGTTTTGCTTGCTATCTCAATAGCCGAACTTGCAAATGTCAAAATTGATTTGCCATTGACACCATCCCACGTAAAACGACGGAAATGTAACATATCCTGTGGCATTACATTTAATATACCCTTTTTGCCTGTTACTGTATATGTTAATTCATCTGTGAGTTCATTGTAATTAACATTGACACTTGATGTCGTAAGGAATCTCAAGCGATATGGTATG